GCCTGAGAGTATTTGGGGTGATGTTAAGTATTCTCCACCAATCACGCATCACATTAAGCTGCCGGGTATAGCTGGCGCGTCTGGGATTGATTTAGAGGTTATCTTCTTAGCATTAGACGATCCTAAAGACGTGCGAAAACTTTTGAGTTTGGAGCTTACGGGTGCCTGGGTAAATGAGTGCCGGGAGCTTCCGAAGGCTGTGATCGATGGCTTGACGCATCGTGTGGGTCGTTTTCCGACAAAGGCGGACGGTGGGCCTACTTGGCACGGTGTTATTATGGACACCAACCCTATGGACGATGATCACTGGTATTATCGTTTGGCTGAGAAGGATCGGCCTGGCGGACGTTTTGCCTGGGAGTTTTTCAAACAGGATGGAGGTGTTATTGAGGTGCCTGTTGATAAGGTGCCTGAAGAAATGCCCGAGGCCCAGGGGTTTAGTTTTCACGCGGGGCGTTGGTGGACAACCAATCCCAAGGCTGAAAACATTAACAATCTTCCCGGCGGCTACTATGAACAGCAATTGGGCGGTAAGAACCTGGATTGGATCCAGTGCTATGCGCAAGGCAAGTATACGTTTGTGCAGGAGGGTCGCCCTGTTTGGCCTGAGTACAACGATGAAATGATGGCGAAGGATCTGGAGTATGATCCTAATGTGCCTCTGCAGATAGGCTTGGACTTTGGTTTAACCCCGGCTGCGATCTTTGGGCAAAAGATGGGCAATGGCCGCTGGCATATTCTGCATGAGCTTGTGACGTTTGACATGGGTTTGAATAGATTTGCGGAAATGCTGAAGAGTGAAATAAACTCGCGGTTTCCCAAGGCTGAAGCGATTATCTGGGGTGACCCGGCTGGTATGCAGCGCGATCAGATCTTTGAGACAACTGCGTTTGATCACTTAAAGACCTTGGGCATGCTGGCGCGTCCTACGCACACAAACGATTTCAGAACCAGGCGCGAGGCGATGGCTATTCCTATGACGCGTTTGATTGAAAGCAAGCCGGGCTTTTTGATTGATCGTAAGGTTATGCGGCTGCGCAAGGCTCTGATCGGCGGATATCACTTTAAGCGCGTGAGTATGGGTGCAGGGGTTGAGCGGTTTCGTGACGTTCCCAATAAAAACGAGCATAGCCACGTTGGGGATGCGGCTGGCTATTGCTTGCTGGGATCTGAGCATCGAATGATGACCAGGAGCCCTACCCCGGCTGGCGGTCGCGCTGTGCAGGCAAAGGTGTTAGATTTTGATGTCTTTATCTAAAACGCTGGGCGTTGAGTCTGCGCGGCATAAAATCGTGCCCTGGCACCCTTCGCACTATAATCTCATAGCTTTAAATAAGTTTGACTTAGAAATCCGCAGGAAGTTTCCCGAGTATTCAGAAACGTTTGAAGCTTATGCGCAAAGCGGCCAAGCCTACACTGGGATTGGTGACGGTAAGGTTTATTGCATGTTTGGGGCTTATGAATATTGGCCTGGAGTAAGCGAAGCTTGGTTGATTCCGAGCCGAGATCTTAGCGAAAAGACGATGACATTTCACCGGGCTGCATTGAAGTTTTTCTCACATTACATGAAATCTACACGCACAAGGCGGCTACAGATCACAGTAAGTACGTTAAATGTACAGGCGGTAAAGTGGGCTGAGAGGTGTTATTTTACGCACGAAGGCACCCTTAGAAAATTTGGAATAGAGGGCGCAGATTATGAAATGTTTGCGAGGATAGCGAAATGAGTGGACTCTTTGGGCGCAAATCAAAACCTAAACCAGTAGATCCTCAGATGGAAGCTAATCTGGCCGAACAAGAGGCCGAGGTTGAGGCACAAAAAATTGCAGAGGCGAAAAAGCTACAAGCCAAAAAACTGGCTGGTACAAGTGGCGCGGGTTTGCCAAGTCTCATGGCCCCTGGGGTTACACCTGGAAGCCAGGGTAACGTGACGCCAGCCACAACGCTTGGCAATAATCCAGTTTATAATTCGCAATGAAAACCTATATCCGCAACCCAAAGCATACTGAGGACGTAGATGAACGGTCAAAAATCAGAAAAGCCGAGCAAGAAAACGCCAAAAAATCTAAAGAAAAAGATGATGGCTAAGTACGGTAAAAAACGCGCTTCAAAATAGCAGCACCCGAGGCAGGTTTCATAAGCTGCAGAAAGCATAATCATGTTAAGCGTCGAGCAAATCAAAAAACGCTATAAGAAGGCGGAAAGCCAAAAGCAGCAATGGCGCTCGATTTATGAAGAGTGTTACGAGTACGCGCTGCCAATGCGTAACCTCTATGATGGTTACTACGAGGGAAACACGCCCGGCCAGAATAAAATGAAACGGGTCTTCGACTCGACAGCTATCCACAGCACGGCGCGCTTCGCCAACAGGATTCAATCTAGCTTGTTTCCACCGCAACGCCCTTGGTGCCGTTTGCAGCCAGGCAATGAAATACCTGACGAGCAATCTATCGAAGCTCAAAAGATTTTAGATTTATACACTGAAAAGATGTTTGGTGTTATGGCTCAATCGGGGTTTGACCTGGCTATGGGTGAGTTTTTGCTAGATCTCGCTGTTGGCACGGCGGTCATGCTCATCCAACCCGGCGATGAAGTGACACCAATTCGCTATACTTGTGTGCCGTCATATCAGATCTGTTTTGAGGAAGGGCCAAACGGCGGCGTTGATACGGTGTATCGTAAGCTAAAACGCCAGTTTAGAAACATTGAGACTGAATGGCCCGATGCGAAGATCCCAGATGATCTGCGGGAGAAATACAAAGAAGATCCGTTTGAAATGGTTGAACTTTTAGAGGCAACCTATACTGAGCGCGGTATAATTTACTATTGCCTGACCACAATGGAGGGCGATGATAAGCTGGTAACGCGCACGCTCAAATCTTTTCCTTGGGTTGTCAGCCGATATATGAAGGCGTCAAACGAGAAATACGGGCGCGGTCCTGTGATGTACGCCCTGCCCGACATTAAGACATTAAACAAAGTCGTTGAATTAACTTTAAAAAATGCGTCGATTAGTATCGGTGGTGTATTCACTGCAGTCGATGATGGGGTTTTAAACCCACAAACAATATCGATCGTACCAGGTGCAGTGATCGGTGTAAGTTCTAATGGCGGTCCGCGCGGTCCAAGCTTGCAACCACTGCCTCGATCTGGTGATGCTAATCTTACACAAATTGTTAGTAACGATCTGAGAATAAACATAAAAAAGACGTTGCTGGACGAAAGCTTGCCGCCCGATAACATGTCCGCCAGAAGCGCGACTGAGATCGTAGAACGTATGAAAGAGCTATCGCAAAACCTTGGTGCAGCTTTCGGGCGGCTCATCAGTGAATGCATGTTTCCCATCGTGCGCCGAAGTTTAGAACTTATGGATGAAATGGGCATGATTGAGTTGCCGCTTAAAATCAATGGTTTACAAGTAACCGTCACCCCCGTGTCACCGCTCGCAATGGCAAATAATATGGACCGCCTCAATGAGGTTATGCAGTTCATGCAGATTACCCAAAGCCTTGGCCCGGTTGGTCAAACATTGATCAAAATGGATGCGGTGGGTGATTACATTGCCGATCAGTTGGGCGTGCCTGCAGCCTTGAGGACCAGCCCGCAAGAACGACAGCAAATGCAAGAAAGCATGATGCAAATGGCAGAACAGGCCGCGCAACAGCAAGGCATGATGCCAGAAGGTGAGCCAGTACAATGAGTATAACCGCACCCGGCTGGGATGGCCTTGAAAGCACGGTCACACCAATCAGCCGCGATTTGCAGCTTGAAATGGATATTTTGTATCAACGCTGTTTTACGACAGATGAAGGCAGAAAAGTATTAGCTCACTTGGAGGAGCGGTTTTGTGAACCAGACGCTTGGGTGCCTGGCGAGCCAGAGGCGTTTGGGTATGCGCGATCAGCGCAGCGAAAGTTAGTCAGAGAAATACAACTTAGAATGAAACGGGCGGAAAATGGAAGAACAACAGGCTGAAGAAGAAAGTTTAATGAGCAGTGCCGCCGAGGCACCAGATGAAACAATAGATGCGGGCATGTCTCACCAGGCCGAAGCGGAAGCGGCAAAGGACGAAGAGCTTGACCGTCCTGATTGGTTTCCTGAGAAGTTTTGGGATGAGAAGGAAGGCCCAGATCTAGAGAATTTTACCAAAAGCTACAAGGAACTGGAAAAACAGTTTCGCAATGGTGAACACAAAGCTCCCGAAAGCTATGACATGTCTACGCTAGCCGAGGCGGGTTATGGTGATGATGACCCTATTGTCGATGCTTATTCCTCTTGGGCCAAAAAATACGGGATTTCTCAGGCTGCTTTTAGTGAGCTTGCAGGGCAAATCACCGAAATGAGTGGCATGGAAATGGTTGAGGCCGAGCGCAATGTTGCTGATGAGCGCAAAAAGATGGGGCCAAACGCGGACGCGATAATTAAAAGCAATGTTAATTGGGCCGATGGGCTGTTGCGCAAAGATATTATTTCAAAAGACGAGCGCGAGATGATGAACCAAATGGGCAACTCTGCAGTGGCGCAGGGGCTTTATCAAAAATTTCGCGCAATGTCGGGAGATCTTTCTCCAATTCCAACAGTCGCATCATCTGATGGGCACCCTACAGATCAAGAATTTAGAGATGCTCATATAGAGAAAATAAAAGATCCGAGATACAATTCAGATCCTGCATTTAGAGCGCAAATTGAAAAAGCTTTTGCAAACCATCCGTGGAAAGGCGACAATTAACTGTGCATTTACTAGTTGTAACATATTGTATTGATATGATTACAATAATGGTATATGGGTGATTTTGAGCGACAACCCTCTGGGCCGCTCTGGCGTGAAGAAATTCACCGGGCGCGGACGTGCCGCGTAGCCAGAGGCCAGGACATCTCCTGACAACCTAATCGGCGTTTTAACCGTTTTAAGGAGATGACCAAGTGTCAACTAATCTTAGCCCGGCATTCGTTCAATTGTTTGATTCAGAGGTGCATGCTGCCTATCAGGCGTCAGCACAATTGAGAAACGTTGCCCGTATGCGTAGTGGAGTCGTCGGGGACTCCGTAAAATTTCCAAAGGTAGGAAAAGGCCAAGCGACAATTCGCGTGCCGCAAACTGAAGTCACACCAATCAACGCAGCCTTCAATCAAGTAACTGTATCGTTAAATGATTATCAGGCGGCTGAGTACAGTGATATCTTCAACCAACAAAAAGTGAACTTCGATGAGCGTCAAGAGCTTGCCCAAGTCGTGGGTAACGCAATTGGTCGGCGCGAAGATCAGGTTATTATTGATGCGTTAACCGCAGCTTCAGCGGGAACAACAGTTGCTAAAACTGTCGTAACCTCTGGATCCGCCGCTGCGTCAAACCTAAACGTTGGTAAAATCATTGCAGCTAAAAAAGCGTTGGATGCTAAAAACGTACCAGCACAAGATCGTCACTTTGTGATTCACGCCAATAACTTGGCTGGGTTGCTAGGCGATGAGCGCGCCGTTTCGGGTGACTATCAAAATCTACGCGCTTTAGTAGCTGGCGATATCAACACAATGATGGGTTTCACCTTCCATGTGATTGGTGATCGTGACGAAAATGGTTTGCCTTTGGCATCGAATGATCGGACCTGTTTTGCTTTCCACAAGAAAGCCGTTGGTTGCGCTGTCGGCATTCCTGCCACCACCGAGATAAATTACATCCCTACAAGAACGTCTTTCTTGATCTTAGCCAAACTGTCTATGGGCGCTGGCGCGATTGATACGGACGGTATTGTTGATGTGATCTGCGACGAGTCATAGGAGACAAATTTATGGCATATTCATCAACCGGGTGGGCAACAGTTCAAGCATCAAAAAAAGGCACTGCGCCTTCGATGTTCACTTACTCCACCGCTGCAGATAACTTGGCGGCTGCTAAAGCTTCGGGTTATTTTAACACCATGCAAGCGCATATTGCGACAGGCGATGCCCTGTGGCTCAAAGCGTCGAATGGGCAGGCACTGTGCATGTTAACCAACACTAGCGGCACAATCACAGTCACCGATTTGACAACATAACCAGAGAGGGGCGGAAACGCCCCTTTCCACCTTTAGGGGGATAATATGGCTGTCGGTGACACAAGTGTTTCTATCGTAAACAAAGCTCTTAATCATTTGGGCGCAGAGGGTATTACCAGCTTTTCGGATGGCACCGCTGCAGCCGCTGCTTGCAGTTCTATTTACCCAGAGGTCAAGGCAAGCACTTTGGCTATGTATCGCTGGTCGTTTACAAAATATCGCGTTCAACTTGTTAAAGATAGCGCCACGCCAAACAATGAATGGACAAATCAGTTCGTCCTTCCGTCCGACATGCTGACCTTTGTGCCTAGCTCCGTAATGGTTTCCTCCCAACCAGGTGCTGGGTTGTTCAAACAATATGAGATCGGACGCGCTGCAAACGGATCCGCCGTCCTTCTGACAGATGCGGCTGAGATACATATTGAGTATCAGCAAAACGTGACGGAGGCCCAGATGCCGAGTTACTTTGTTCAGCTTTTGAGCTACCAATTGGCTTGGCATCTGGCTGAAATTATCACCGATCAAACGGGTAAGATGCAAATTTGGAGGGCAGAAGCTTTAGGCACGCCTAGCGAAGGCGGTCGCGGTGGATATTTTAGGCAAGCTGTTAACATAGACTCGGCGGGTCAGCCTCCACAGGTAATAGCTGATTACTTACTTACGGACGTGCGCGGATGAGCCGTGTCCAACAATATCAGTCCAGCTTTACGGGCGGGGAAATGGATCCCCTACTGCGCGGTCGAACTGATCTTGAGCAGTATTATTCAACAGTAGCCCTGGCCCAGAACGTAGAATTTGAACCGCAAGGCGGTTTCTCTCGGCGCCCAGGTCTACGTTTTATTTCAGATTTGACGGCAGACAATCCGCAAAATGGTGTTCTGCTTATCCCGTTTGAGTTTTCAACGACACAAAATTTTATGATTGTTGCCAGCGTCCTGACTGCAGCCTCAACTATTAGGTTTCGGTTTTATGCCGGGCAAACGTTGCTGACTAATATTAACGGCACTGGCAACAGCTACTTAGATTATAATGTTGGTAACCTTTATTCTGTGTCCACAATTGACATGGATAAAACCTATTTTACGCAATCGGCTGACACGTTAATCTTAACAAACGAAAACTTTGCGCCTGTCCGTGTTTTGCGGGGAGCAACCAATACAACGTGGATCGTATCCGCTCTTACAGTTACACCGCCTAAATCAGCGTTTACTCTTGCCACAAATAGCCCATCCGCAACTTTAACAGCTACGGCAGTGTCTGGTACAACTAAAGTCACCGCAAGCAGTTCTGTCTTTACCACTAGTCATGTTGATCAATACATAAATGTTATAAATGGTTTTGGCCGTGCCAGAATTGTTAAGCACGTAAGCGGTACGGTTTTAGAGGTCGTAACAGAAATTCCGTTTTTTTCCACGGATCCAATACCGTCAGGTGATTGGCAGCTTGAAACGGGCCATGAGGACAGTTGGTCAAACGCTCGGGGCTGGCCGAGAACTTGTAGCTTTCACGAAGGGCGCTTGTACTTTGGTGGATCTGCTTCTGAGCCCTCTACCCTTTTTGGTTCTAAAGTTGCCGATTTCTTTAATTTTAAAATTGCAGACAGCCTGGATGATGACGCTATCAAAGCAACTCTGGCAACGGATGCAGTCAACGCAATAACAGCCCTGCGCTCGGGCCGCGATCTGCAGATCTTCACAACCGGGGCTGAGTTTTTTGTGCCTCAATCAGATCTAGATCCAATCACGCCAAACAATCTGAGTATCAAAGGCTCGACGCGCCGGGGCAGCAAGTTTGGAATTAAGCCACAAGCGGTTGAAGGCGGCACAATCTTTATTCAGCGGCAAGGCAAAGCAGTCCGCGAAATGATGTTTAGCGATGTGGAACTTAGTTACGTGGCAAACAATATCTCGCTGCTTTCTTCGCACATGCTCATAGACCCACAGAGAATGGCGCTGCGCAACGCTACGGACACCACCGAGGGTGACTTGCTCCTTATTGTTAATGGCACGGCTAGCGCAGGCTACAGAGCCTCTAGCCTAGGCTTCACTGGAAGCATCACGGCGTTTACTATTAACCGCTCTCAGAATATTGTTGCCCCGGCTAGCTGGTCTACGGATGGTGACTTTGTAGACGTTGGCGTAGATCTCAGCGATATTTATGTTTTGGTTAAACGCACAATCGGCGGGTCAGCCAAATATTATTTAGAAGTGTTCGACGATGATCGGACAACCGATTCAGCAATACAGTATTACACTAACCCACAAGCCCCAGATCAATCTTTACCTACGAACAGTACGGCTACAAATTTAAGTCATTTAGAAGGCAAGGTTGTGAAGATCATTAGGGATGACACGGTAGCTCCTGATGGCACCGTTGGCTCTGGCGCAGTGGCAATTGGAGCTATCCCAACACGTTATGTTGAGGTTGGTTTAAACTACACGGTGCAAGTTAAAACGCAGCCCGTTGAGGCGCGCCTTCCATCTGGTGCGATGCAATCAACAAAGCGGCGAATATTAGAAGTTTCACCCATTTTATATCGATCTCAAAGCATTTCAATTAACGGGCAAGATGTTCCGTTTACTCTGCCCCTTCCAGGTAGTGGCGGGGTCAATTCGTTTACGGGCGTCAGAAAAATCCAAGGCTTTCGTGGTTTTGATCGTGAGGCTCAAATTACTATTAGTCAAAGCCAGCCGCTCTTTTTTACGGTTTTGGCCTTAGATTACAAAATTAGCGCGGGGTAAATATATGGGTCAGGCAATGATGATCGTTGGGTCTGTAATGAGCGGGATGGCTCAGATGCAGGCTGCGCGGGCTCAACAGGAGCAATATGAAATCCAAGCCCGAAACGCCAAGATTAAGGGGCGGCAAGATTCCTTAAATTATAAACGTGAAGGCGTTGAAAGAATGCGCGAGTTACAACGTGCAATGGCATCAACAACAGCCCGCGCGGCTGCAGGCGGCGTGTCGGCTATGATCCCCGGCGAAACCAAGCGCATGATTAACATGACTTCAATGGCATATGGTTTGTCAGAAGTTCGCACCTTGGACCGCAATGCTGAAATGGCAATCCTGGGCGGAAACGCGGCTTCAAAAGATGCGCTTAAAGCGGGCGACACTGCTTATCAAACAGGCATGATGAGCGCGGTTGGAAACACTATAACAAATGTCGGCACAACGATGAGCCTCGGCGGCGGCGGCGGCGGCGGCTTTTTACCACCTAGTAATATAACGGCGGGTCTTTAATGGCAGAGTCAGTTACATATAGACGCAGCCGCGTAAATACATCTGTTCCAGAGCAGACGGCTTTTAATGCGCAAGCCACCCAACGCGGGGCGATGCAAGTAAGCCAAAGCCTTGATCGGATGGTGGCCTTTTTCCGCCAACAGCAAGCAGAAAAAATAAAGGTAGAAGCTGCAGAATTCGGAGCAAAGAACGCGCCGACATTGGAACAGGTGCAAGCTGCTCAAGAGAGCGGTGAAGAGCTATCGCTGCCCGGTGACAATAACACCTTATATGGTCGCATTGCACGCCAGGCGGCGGCGTCTACAGTTACTGACACGATTGAATTGGCTGCACGCAAAGAAATAAACTCGGCAGTGATTGATGCCACTGCGCGCCGGGGGAACCCTGCAGATCTAGAAGACAAATTGGACGCGATTATTCAAGGCTATGGATCTACCTTTGATGAGACTGTGCCGTCCATGTCTCGCGCGCTCACGTCTAAATTGGCTATGGTGGCAAACTCACAATATACCAGCTACCAAAACTCTTACATTACGCAGGCGCGGGCGGACGGCAAAGCTGCCTGGATGACTAACCTTCTTACAACTCTCACTCAATTGGATGAGGGTCTTCAAATTCTATCTGCAGAAGGAACGGATAAAGACGGCAATATAGTCTCAGGCGGAATGGATCTAGATGCCTTTGTCGCCACTAAACTTTTGGAAGCCAATGCGCGCGATTTCTCAGCCTCTGAAATTAGAGCTTTAGAAACCTTGATGACTACCAAATTGGTAGATACAGCAAATCAAGCCCTTACAAATGGTATTCTTAAAGCGCCTAATGCTGGTACAATTATTCAAGCACTTGGCAGGGGTGAAAAGATTAACTTTTCGCTAGTTGAAGGTGGGCCAGAAATTGAAACGGCACTGTCGGTTTTACGTCAATCTGGTCTTAGCGATAGTCAAATAGCAAGTGAACTTCGCACGCAACGCACTGAACAACTTAATTTTATTGAAAACGAAGAAGCGTTTGAAACTAGACGTTCCGATGACATGATTGATAAATATACTTCTTTAGCAATGGAGGCGATTGCTATTGGTGATGATGTGGCGGCAACAGATGCGCTAAACGATTTAGCGTTTTATGATAAAACTAAAGCAACTGAATTACGAAATAGCTGGCTATCGCGCCCCGGCATTCAATATAGCGATCGTATTACAGTTGAGCGATTAGATAACATGCGCGACAGGATCACGATGGATGCTGTTATCGAAGTCTTTGGCGATCTTAATCAAGCCGATCAGAAAAAGTATTATGATAAAGCTAAAGCGTTAGACAAA